ACTTTAATTAGCGTCCGGCAATGATTTGGCCCAATCCTTAGCGAGCTCCTTGCTCTTTTCCTTGGACGTAGAGACAGAGAACGCCGAACCTTTTTCCTCTAATCCCTTTGCGACCTCATTTTGTCTCACCTTGGACAGATAAGTATCAATCGCATTATCGTCCATATCGTCCGTTATAGCGAAGCCCTCCTCTATCCGTTCCTTTGAGATCTTAAGGCTCTTGGCCTTGTCAAGGATCAGATTGTGTCTTTCAGCACGTGCTTTCTCCTCCTTAGCTTTATCATTCTCGGAGGTCAAGAGCCGGATTTTCTCGTCCTGCTCCTCACGATACTTCTTGAACCAATCCGGCTCCTCGTTTTTATCTGGTTGCTGTTGCTGGCCGCCCCCCTTGCCTCTCAACTCCTCTAATTCCTTCTTGTAATTTGCGCTTTCGGTTCGCACCTTATCCAAGGAACTCTGGTAAGATTTCAACATTGATTCTTGCCCTGCTACCACAGTTTCAAGATTATCGTCCGTAATCAGGCCAGTGGACCCCAATGATTCTGCCACGGACCTCAAAACATCCTCCGTTAACCCAAGATTTGAGTACTTCTGTTTTAACTGCTGGAAAATCTTCTCTTTCATGCTCTTGCTTTTATTTTTTCGCATAAAAGTATTGATACATAAGCTTGTAATAAAATAAAAACGGGTTATATACATGACAATAGACCGATTGTCACAAAAACAATAGGGCATGGCTATAAAATAACCACGCCCATTAAATTTAATGATATCAAGGTACGACTTAAACCGGTCTTATTCTTGAGTGGAATCATCCGGAGCTTGCGTCTTTTCCCCCTTCTCCTCTAATATCC